GTTTTTAATACATCATTTAGTGCAACAGATGTATCTTCAGGTGGTGGTGGTGAGGTAAGCACTGCAGTTACAGGTGCTAAGTTTGTTGTAGCATTTAAAGAACATATGTTTTATGCAGGTATGTCAAGTGCTAAACAAGAATTAGTTTTTAGTGTACCTTTTGATGAAGATAATTTTGCTACAGGTAGTGGTGCAGGAAGCATCAAGGTTGATGACGAAATAACAGGACTTAAAGTTTTCCGTGAAGACTTATTTATATTTTGTCAAAATAGAATATTTAAATTATCAGGAACATCAACTAGTAACTTTGCAATAACTGCAGTAACAAGAGATATAGGATGTATCAACGGAGACACAATCCAAGAATTTGCAGGTGACCTTATATTCTTAGGTCCTGATGGATTACGTACAATCGCAGGTACTGCAAGAATTGGTGACGTTGAATTAGGAACTATAAGCTCTAATGTTCAAAGTTTATTTGACGCTAACTTATCTAGTGCATCAGAGTTTGATTCAATAGTTATACCTGATAAAACACAATATAGAATATTCTTTACAAAAGATGGTACAGGTGAGAATGCTACTAAAGGTGTCATATGTGTGCTAAAAGGACAAACTTTTGAGTTTGCAGAACTACGAGGCATAAAACCTGCCTCAACAGATACATTTGTATCTGCAGGAGATGTTATAGTTTTACATGGTGCATATAGTGGTGGCTATGTATACAGACAAGAGTCAGGTAGTGACTTTGATGGAACTGCCATACTAGGTAAGTATAGAGGTCCTGACATGACTTTTGGTGATGCAGGTATACGTAAACATATGCAACGTGTTATTGTAAACTTTGCACCTGAATCAACAATAGATGCAGACTTATTTTTAAGATACGATTATGAAGCAAAAGACTCTGCAAGACCTGCAGCTTATGAGTTAGATTCAAGTGATATTGCTGCGATATATGGAACTACAACATATGGTAGTAGCTCTGCAAGTTTTGGAACATATGGTGGTGCATCACAACCATTAGTAAGACAATCCGTAGAAGGGTCAGGCTTTGCAGTCGCACTTAGAGTTAACGATGGTGGTTCTACTGCACCATACTCATTAAAAGGATTTCAGTTAGAATATCAAGTAGGAGCAAGAAGATAAATGGGAGCTACATACACTAGACAATCATCTTATAGTGATGGAGATACAATAACTGCTGCTCATACCAATGATGAGTTTAATCAGTTATTAGCAGCCTTCGCAGCGAGTACAGGACACACTCACGATGGTACAACTGCAGAGGGTGGTCCTATTACTAAGTTACTTGGAACTGCAATTACAATAGGTGATGGCACTGCAGGTACAGACATAGCAGTAACATTTGATGGAGAAACATCAGATGGTGTATTAACATGGAAAGAAGACGAGGATTATTTTGAATTTAGTGATGACATACTTGTTGCTTCTACAGAGAAGTTACAATTCAGAGACACAGCTATATACATCAATTCAAGTACAGATGGACAATTAGATTTAGTAGCAGATACAGAAATACAATTAGCTGCGACAACAATAGATATAAATGGTAATGTAGATATATCAGGCACAATTACAATAGGTAGTGCAGGTATATCTGAAACAGAATTAGAAGTTCTTGATGGTCTTACTGTAACCACAGCAGAAGTAAATATATTAGATGGTGACACAAGTGCTACATCAACAACTGTGGCAGATGCAGATAGAGTTGTACTAAACGACAACGGAACTATGGTGCAAGTAGCAGTAACAGACTTAGCTGCTTACTTTGATGATGAAATAACTGCAATGCCTAATCTTGTAACCACTGCTGCGACAACAGTAGGTGCATTAAATAGTGGTTCTATTACAAGTGGTTTTGGTAGTATTGATACAGGTTCATCTACAATAACAACCACAGGATTAATAACAGGTGGTTCATTAGATATAGATGATGTTGTTATAAATGGTAGCACTATTGGTCACACAGACGATACAGACCTTATAACTGTAGCAAACGGCATAGTAACAGTAGCAGGTGAAATATCCGTAACTACACTAGATATTGGTGGCACTAATGTAACTGCCACTGCAACAGAACTAAATTTATTAGATGGTGTATCAGGGTTAGTACAAGCTGACTTTACAAAACTAGCTGCAGTAGATGCAACAGCAACAGAACTAAACATCATGGATGGTGATACTTCAGCATCATCAACCACACTTGCAGATGCAGACAGAGTTGTAGTCAACGATGCAGGTACAATGAAGCAAGTTGCATTAACTGACTTTGAGACTTACTTTGAATCTGCACTAGACACATTATCAAACGTAACAACAGTAGGCACACTTGATAGTGGTGCTATCTCAAGTGGCTTTGGCAACATAGATGTAGGTTCTAGTAACTTAACTGCAACAGGCACTATATCTTTAGGTGCTACATCTTTTAACGACAATGCAATAACAAACGTAGGTGACATTGCACTTGATTCTATTAGTGCAGACGGAACAGATATTAACGTGGCAGTATCAGACAACTCTGCAACTGCTTTTACAATTAAACAAGGTTCAGATAATTATTTAGTTATAGATACTGCAAATAGTAGTGAGTCTGTATCAATAGGTACAGGCATATCAGGAACTGCTATATCTATAGGACATGGTACATCTGAAACTACTGTTAATGATAATCTTACAGTTACAGGTGACTTAACTGTAAATGGTGCTACAACAACTGTAGACACAACAAATACAACAGTTAAAGATAATTTACTAGAGCTAAACAGTGGTGCAAGTTCTAACTCAAATGATTCAGGTATAATAATACAAAGAGGTTCTACAGGCAATGATGCTTTATTTATGTGGGATGAGTCTGAAGATAAGTTTGCTTTAGGTACAACTACAGATAACGCAAGTAGCACAGGTAACCTTAATATGACAACAGGTACGCTTGTTGCTAACATTGAAGGTAATGTCACAGGTAACGTGACAGGTAACGTGAGTGGCACTGCTGCTACAGTTACAGGTTCTGCTCAGTCAAATATAACCTCACTTGGCACATTAACAACATTAACAGTTGATAATGTTATAGTTAATGGCACTACAATAGGTCACACAGATGACACAGATTTAATAACATTAGCAGATGGTATAGCAACAGTTGCAGGAGAAATATCTGTAACCACTCTTGATATAGGGGGTACAAATGTTACTTCAACTGCTGCAGAATTAAACATCATGGATGGTGGTACTGCTGCCTCTTCTACAACATTAGTGGATGCAGACAGAGTTGTTACAAATGACAATGGCACAATGAAACAGGTGGCATTGACAGATGTAAAGACGTACTTAACTAGTGCAGGTTTTACAACAGATGACCCAACTGCACTAGCTATTGCCCTCGGATAATTTTACTTGACAAATCAAGCAAAACCGAGTATAATTATATAAGGAAAAAAACAAATGGCAAATACATTTAGAGTAGTCACATTCGCTGCCGAGCCAAACAGTGCAGGTTCTCCATATACAATATATACAGTTCCGAGTAGCACAACTACAGTAGTGATTGGACTCATACTTACAAACATACATACATCTCAAGTAACCACAGAAGTAGAGCTTGTATCTACTACATCAGGTGGTGGT